TGTGGAGGCTGTATAATGACTGATGTAGCAAAGATTACAAACGCGCTGATTGACTTCATTACATATGTGGATGACTTCTACAACGCAAAGAGTGGTATCTATCTTATCAAGGGTATGACAGACAAGATGGTTCTCAATGCGGTTCAGAAATATATCGCCGAATCAGCCGCTGACTTTTGTGGTGATTCGGTCGATAGAGAACGAGTTCGTGACATTATCCTCGCTGACAATGGACTTCAGTGGGGATAAACCCTTGATATTACTAGGCTTTTTATTTGAAAAAAAAGTGAAAAAAGGCCTTGACTTGTTATGAAAACATTGATATAGTATAAGGGTAATTGAGAGAAAGGAAACGAAATGGCTTATATTTCACAAGAGAAAAAGAAAGAACTTGCTCCTGCCATCAAGGCGGTATTGAAGAAGTATGGTATGAAAGGTACTATCGGTATCAACCATCACAGTTCTTTGGTTGTCAATCTAAAGGAAGGTGTTCTTGACCTTCTTGGTGATGCACAGAAACACAATGACAAGGTTGCGGAACAACGTGGTCAACAGAGTTATCCTGTTGGTGACTACCTTCAAGTCAATACCTACTACGCAGACGAGTGGGCGATTGATGAAAAAATCAGTAACTTCTATGAGGAGTTGATTGGTGCGATGAAGGGTACTGGTTGGTACAACAAGTCTGATGCAATGAGTGACTACTTTGACATTGCGTATTACTTGGATGTCAATGTTGGTAAGTGGGATAAAGGTTATGTCTTGAAGGAGGCTGCGTAATGTTGAAACAGATGTTAGGTGCGTTTTTTATTTTTGCTGGTCTGCTTGCAATTGCAGGCAGTGCTGGTGACTGTGACGGTAAGTGCATGGAGTATGCAAACACCCTAGAAGAAATGTTGATTATTTGTTTTATAGGGTTGACATTGCTCGTCACTGGTGGTATTATAATCTATAAGGAGAATGAAAATGGGTAAAGTGAAAAACTACATGATGGACATTGAAGAGAATGTCTATGACCTTGTTGGTCTTGAAGATAAGATTTCAGAATCAGAAGATGTTTCTGAAGTGAAGTCTTGGGTTGTTGACCAACTTGGACTGAAGACACATTTCGATATTGGTATCGCCGAAGGTGCGGTCACCGAAATGTGGAATGAACTTTGGGGCAACTATCAAGATTGCCCTTACTAAGAGAGGAGAATAATTATGGGTTTACTAGTGAATGTTTATAAGAATGCGTCATCAAAGTATGATTGCACAAATGGTGGTGTCTCGTCTAGGGATATCAAAGGTCTTTGTCTGACTAACGTGCCTGGGCCGTTTGACCCAAGTGAGGATTATCCTGCCGCACAGTTGGTGAAACAGACTTTCGGTTTTGGTTCTTCAGTGAAAGTTATTCCAGAAGAGTGTGAAGGTAAACAGACTATGATGGGTGGTAACTATGCTGGAACATCCGACTCAAGGTTCAGTGATATGATTAAGTCACTTCTTGGTCACGGTTTCTATGGTGCGGTTGCAATCCACGACAGAGTAGAATAAGACAATGCATCCTTAGCTCAGCTGGATTAGAGCAACGGTCTTCTAAACCGTAGGTCACAGGTTCGAGTCCTGTAGGATGCGCCAATCAAGGGGGAACAATCGTTCCCCCTTTTCTGTATAAATATCTATATGCAGAACTTCTTAGGTAGAGATGGATTCATATGGTTTACTGGTGTTGTCGAGGACAGACAAGACCCAGATAAACTCGGCCGTGTTCGTGTGCGGTGCGTTGGATACCATACAGATGACAAAAACAAAATTCCAACTAAAGACCTTCCTTGGTCTTGGGTAATGATGCCTACAACAACATCTTCCATGAATGGTATTGGTCAAACACCGCCACTCATTGTTGAAGGTAGTTGGGTTGTGGGTTTCTGGCGTGACCCAGATACCATGCAAGAACCAGTTGTTATGGGAACATTGCCTGGCATTCCAGAACAGTTCGGAAACCCAGATGTAGGTTTCCATGACCCTCGTACAACTGATACCGCAGTCTATGGCCCGTACCCACTTCGTACAGGTGAGTCTGATATGAACAGACGAGCGACAGGTACAGACCATCTTGCAGAGACAAGACAAGCAGAACAGTATTCAAATATCGGAACAGCAGATGGTGAGACATGGGCAGAACCTTCCAATCCATATGAAGGTGTGTATCCATACAATCATGTTTACGAAACAGAGAGCGGACACATTCGTGAGTTCGATGATACCAAAGACCGCACAAGGATTCATGAACGACACAGAAGTGGTTCATACTATGAGATTGATGACGGTGGTAACAAGGTTCTTAAAGTTGTTGGAGATGGATATGAACTTATCGCTGGTTCAAACTATGCGTATATAAAAGGTAACTGTAATCTTACCGTAGACTCAAACTGCAATACAAATATCAAGGGTAACTATATTCTGAACGTAGACAAAGATATGGTTGTCAATGTTGGTGGTACACTCAAAGAAACTGTCAAGGGTGCGGTAACTGAAATCTATGAAGACACAAAGACAGAGAATGTTAAGAAGGCAGTCGTTGAAGTCTATGAGGATACCAAGAACGAAAGTGTAACCAAGAAGGTGACAGAGACATTTGCGGAAGGTCAACAAACTTCTATTACTGGTGAGTATGACTTAGACGTTACTGAAGCAATATCTATTGAATCAGATTCAACAATCAAGATTAACCAACCAGGCGCAACTCAAAATGCAGCCCGTAAGGGTGATACCGCTGACACTGGTGACGCTGGTGGTGGTTCACACTTTGATGTTAACGCCGCTGGTACAGATGTTATTGAAACAGGTTCAGGCACAGTCTTTATTGGTGACACTGGTGCAACAGAACTTGCAGAACCTACGCCCGCTCCAGAGGTTGACCCCAATCCAGTATCCACAGCGGAAACTGCATTCGGTGTTTCTGGTACAGGGATGAGTGACACAAGAGCAAGAGAAATTATTCAAGGTAGAAATGATGATATCGCTGCTGGACTTGACGTAGATTCAAACGAACCGTTTGAGGTACAGTCCACAGACCCAGCACCAATTTCTGACAATGATGGAAACAACTTTACGAATGCGTCAACCTCAGAAACAAACTTGGTTGATGATGACAATAATACAGACTTGACACAGAAGAACTTTGATGGTAAGTTACTCAACTTCCTTTCACATACTGACCCTCGTATATCTGATAACCTCAGAACTATTATGGAGAATGTTGCAAGAGAGTACGGAAGAACTTTAACAATTACATCTGCATATCGTAGTCCAGCATACAACGCAAAGGTCGGTGGAGTTAAGAAGAGTCAACACTCTTTGGGTACAGCGGTTGATGTTCGTATGAGTAATACTTCAGTTGCAGATAGACAGAGGTTCATGGAGATTGCAGTCAAACATGGTGTTCAAGGTATCGGTGCATACTTCCCATCAAGTAGTGGTGGAATGTTTATCCATTGTGACATTGGTGGCAAGAGACAATGGGGCCCATCTGGTTCAAGACGTAGTAGTTATGGATGGCAAAGAGATACACTAAGTAAGTTGGGATATCTTACATAACTGACTAAATAATAAAAAGAGAGACTAAGATGACAGTACAATCCGCATACAGAGATGCACAGGCAACAAACGATAGTAGTCGTAATGCACAGGTGTACAAAGATTTAAATCTTAACTTTACAAAACACCCCATCAAAAAAGATTTGGTGCCTTTGTCAAATGCGGCCGCTGTTAAAAGAAGTGTAAGAAACCTTGTTCAGTATGGTCACTTTGAAAAACCTTTTCACCCAGAGATTGGTTCTGGTGTTCGTGACCTTTTGTTTGAGAACATGACTCCCTTTACTGCAAATACTCTTGCGAGAAAGATTGAGGATGTCATCACAAACTTTGAACCTAGAGCGTTACTTGCTGGGGTTGAGGTTATACCAAGATTTGATAACAATCAATATGAGGTGACAGTGGAGTTTTATATCCAGAATGCTCCTGCCGAACTTCAAGATTTATCATTCACATTAGAGAGAATTAGATAAGATGGCAAGCACAGATAAAAGACTTAATGTCACCGAA